GTATCACCGAACTTAAATGGGATGGTGATAACGTTGTTGGAAAGGCGCTCATTCTGAATACGCCCATGGGACAGATCGTAAAAGGTCTTCTCGAGGGTGGAGTCAAACTGGGTGTCTCATCTCGCGGTATGGGAAGTCTAGAGCGGTCAGGAACGGCGATGACGGTGAAACCAGATTTCATCCTATCGACGGTCGATATCGTCCAAGACCCGTCGGCTCCAGAAGCATTCGTTAATGGTATCATGGAAGGAGTCTCGTGGATTTGGGATAATGGTATACTGAAAGCTCAGCAAATTGAGGAATATGAGACTGAAATCAAAAGTGCATCGAAGAAGAATCTCTCTGAGGCTCAACTTCATGTGTGGCAAGATTTCCTCTCGAAGCTTTAACCTATAAGCATAGTAGGGACACAACACAAAATGTCAAAGAAAACACAGGATCAAACCGATTCTATCAAAGACATCAAGGTTGAAGAACTGCGTACTGATGGACTCAATGAGGATGTTAAAGTTCTGGCTGAGGAACCACAGAAGAAAGATGACACGAAATCGGACAACACCCCAACGGGTTCCCCAACGGGAACCCCAGAAGTGAAGGCCGCAATTAAGGCAGCACCGGTGGCGATGGCGCCACACGCTCAGGGAAATCCTGAAGCTCCTAAATTGGCCCCGGAAGTCCAAAAGTCGTTTGACTCGGTAAACGCTGCAGTATCTGCCGCGCCAACCGCAACGGCTCCAACGACAAAGGCCGGGCTCATCAGCGCAGTGTATCAACACATGTCAACGATGAAGACGGAGGACCTAGCCAACGTTTATCAGACTCTGACGACTCCTAGTGAGACGCCAAAGGCTGAGGAACCAGAAGCAAAAGGTTCTAATGATTCGAAAGAGGAAGCCCCAGAAGCCGACAAGGCTGATGACAACAAGGGCGAGAAAGCAGACGATAAGAAGGATGACGTGAAAGACGACGAGAAGAAAAAAGAGAAGAAGGACGATGTCAAGGAAAACCTTGATGCCGCCATTTCTGCGGAAACGCAGCTCTCTGAAGGCTTCAAGGCGAAAGCTCACGAGCTCTTTGAATCGGCAGTGAAGACCAAGGTTGCATCCGAAGTCCTACGCCTAGAGGAAAACTACCAGACTCAGTTGAACGAAGAGGTCGCGAAAGCGGTTTCCGGCATCGCTGAAAAGGTTGATAGCTATATGAGCTATGTAGTTGGAACCTGGATGGAAGAGAACAAGGTTGCTATCGATCCTGGCCTTCGCTCAGAAATCGCTGAAAACTTCATTGTTGCGCTCAAGGGCGTATTCAAGGAAGCTTACATCGAAGTTCCAGAGGGAAAGACTAACCTCGTTGATGATCTCAACGGCAAGGTCGCTCAGCTCGAGGAACAACTGCTCAAGTCTACAGAATCAAATATGAAGCTCAATGAAGACAATATCGCGCTACAGCGTGCCAAGGTCCTCAAGGAAGCATCATCCGACCTCGCTTCGACAGAAGCAGTTAAACTCAACACTCTCACCGAGACGGTTGATTTCGAGAACGCAGAGGCTTTCGCTAAGAAGGTCCAGTCGATCAAGGAATCCTTCGTCGTACGTAAGACCCCAACCCAAACCCCAGTAGAGGCACTAAACGAAGACGCTAGCGATGAGCTAGAGTCTGGCTCCACAATGGAGGCCTATTCTACAGCTATCTCACGGACCGTCAAAAAGTCCTAACACAACACTCAAATGTTCAACTCAGAAGTACAACAGACTAAGTGGAGCAAAATCCTTGACCACAAGGACCTCCCAAAAATCCGGGACAATTATCGTCGGGCTTGCACCGCGATCGTCCTTGAAAACACCGAGAAGGCGCTCCGCGAAGAGCGGACGCAGGCTCAATTCGGTTCTCTTAATGAAACCGCAGCCAATGCTACCGCTGGTGGCGTAAACCCAATGGCAAACTGGGACCCAATCCTTATCAGCTTGGTTCGCCGTTCACAGCCAAACCTGATTGCCTACGACATCTGCGGCGTTCAGCCAATGTCCGGCCCAACCGGTTTGATCTTCGCAATGAAGAGCAAGTACACCTCACAGGGTGGTACGGAAGCTCTCTTCAACGAAGCTAACACGGCCTTCTCTGGTGCTGGTTCACATGCATCCGATTCATCCTCCCTGCCAACCGTTACTGGTGGTTCCGGAGCTGATGCTGATGGCGTCAATGACGCTTTCAACGTTGGTATCGGTATGACGACGGCAGCAGCTGAAGCTCTTGGCACTGGTTCGACCGGTGCTGGTAACTTCGCCCAGATGGCCTTCTCAATCGAAAAGGCCACAGTCACGGCTCTCAGCCGCGCTCTGAAGGCAGAGTACACGATGGAATTGGCTCAGGACCTCAAGGCCGTTCACGGTCTCGACGCAGAGTCCGAGCTGGCTAACATCCTCTCGGCTGAAATCCTCGCCGAACAGAATCGTGAGGTTATCCGCACGATCAACGTCAAGGCAAAGCTCGGTGCTCAGCAGAGCAACGTTACGGTCCCTGGTACATTCAACCTTCTCACCGACTCTGATGGTCGTTGGTCTGTTGAGCGCTTCAAGGGTCTTCTTGTTCAGCTCGATCTCGAGGCTAACAAGATTGCCAAGGACACACGTCGTGGCAAGGGTAACTTCATCCTGTGCTCCAGCGATGTTGCTACAGCTCTGGCCGCTGCCGGCGTCCTCGATTACGCTCCTGCTCTTTCAACCTCCCTCGAGGTTGATGACACGGGCAACACCTTCGCGGGTGTTCTCAATGGTCGCATCAAGGTCTACATTGACCCATATGCAACGGTCAACTACTGCACCGTTGGATATCGCGGTACTAACCCATACGACGCCGGTATCTTCTACTGCCCATACGTTCCACTCACAATGGTTCGCGCGGTCGGTCAGAATGACTTCCAGCCACGTATCGGATTTAAGACCCGTTACGGCATGGTCTCCAACCCATACGCTGAAGCTCCAACAGCTCCAGTGTCTGGCATCGGCGCCAACCGTAGCAATGTTTATTTCAGCATCTTCGCGGTTAAGGGCATCCTCGACAACGGCTCATAAGCCGTACTCGGTT